CACATGTCGTTCTAGGTGAAAAGAAACTATCCTACGAAGAACACGGTTCTCTACATACATTGTATCTCGAAGACTATCAAAAGTTTATTGACTACAACATCAAAGATGTAGAGTTAGTTGATCGTATGGAAGATAAGCTTGGCCTTATTACTCTATGTTTGACTATGGCTTACAAAGGTGGCGTTAACTACAACGATACTTTCGGTACAACCTCGATATGGGATTCAATTATCTATCGTGAATTGTTTGAACAGAAAGTTGCTGTGCCATTCAGCGAAGTTAAAATGAAATCACCGTATCCTGGTGGTTATGTAAAAGATCCACAGGTAGGTCTTCATAAGTGGGTTGTCAGCTTCGATCTAAACTCCCTATATCCTTCTCTTATTATGCAATACAACATGTCACCTGAAACGATTATCGAAGGTGAACAATACAATGTTGATATACAATCGTTACTTGATAAGAAGACTACATTCGAAGGTACCGGCAAATCGATTGGTGGTAATGGCCAAGTCTTTCGAACTGATAAGAAAGGCATCTTGCCTGATATCATCGATGGTATGTATACTGAACGTGTTGGAATCAAACGTCAAATGCTCGATGCACAACAAGCGTTACAGAATGCCGATAAGACTGATAAGCAAACCATATACGGTATCGAACGTGATATTGCAATTGCTGAAAACAGACAGATGGCTATCAAGATTCTTCTAAACTCTCTTTATGGTGCACTCGGCAATAAGTACTTCCGGTTCTTTGATCAACGTATTGCTGAAGCTATTACACTATCAGGTCAGCTATCGATTAAATGGGCCGAGGTTGCTATTAATGATTACCTCAACAAAGTACTTAAAACAGATAAAGATTATGTCATTGCAATTGATACCGATTCACTTTATGTTAACCTTGATCCATTGGTAGAAGCAGTCAAACCTGCTAATCCTGTAGACTTTCTTGATACTGTTGCACAAAAGAAACTCGAACCAGCTCTTACTGAAGCATATAGTAATCTATTCAATATGATGGGTGGCATCGAAAACAAGATGGTTATGGGTCGTGAAGTTATCGCAGACACTGGTATATGGACTGCTAAGAAACGTTACATTCTCAATGTACATGACAACGAAGGTGTACGTTATGCAGAACCTAAGCTCAAGATCATGGGTATCGAAGCTATCAAATCTTCCACCCCCATGCCATGCCGTGATGCTCTTAAATCTATTTTCAAGGTAATCATTGATGGTAGCGAAACAAAGACTCAAGCTGCTATTAAAGAGTTCAAGGACTACTTTGTAACACTACCTGCACATGATATCGCCTTTCCACGTGGTGTGTCTAAAGTCAATGAATATAAAGACAACGATACGATCTACAAGAAAGGTACTCCAATTCATGTTCGTGGTAGCTTGCTTTATAACAAACGTGTCGAAGATCTATCTCTTACGAGGAAGTATTCACCAATCAAGAACGGTGATAAGGTCAAGTTTATCTATCTTCGTAAGCCAAACGTAATCAAGGAAAACGTTATATCATTCCCTGATTACTTACCATCTGAATTTGTAATTGATAAATATATTGACTATGACTTACAATTCCAGAAAACATTCCTTGATCCAATCGAACCAATCCTTGGTGCAATCGGCTGGTCTTCCGAAGAAAGAGCTTCTCTTGAAGACTTTTTTGGATAAAAAGGTTTACATTTACTTAAAACTATGTTATAATATAGAATATTAACGCGGAGAAAACTATGGATATAAAATTATTAAAACTCGTAACAGGTGATGAAGTACTAGCACGAACTGATGTTGATCGTGCCGGTATGTATACGTTAAAGATGCCAGTTACAATCACTCAAGATGATGTCAATCTAGGCTTTGAACCATTCATGCCTTATGCAGCTAGTGACACATTTGAAATTGATGCTGCTCAAGTGGTATTTGTATGTGATCCTACAGCAGCACTTGCTGATCATTATGTGCAATCAACCTCATCTATTGATATGTCAGCGGCAACACCTCAAGGAGTTATTGCACAATGAGTCAAAACTGGGTAAAAGATATCGCTGATATGCACAGTAAGTATGGTGTACATGAGTGGATTAAAAACAATCCCGAAAAGCTAGAACAGCTATTGCACTTCCGTGTAGCATTCCTTAAAGAAGAGTTTGATGAAACCTTTAAAGCTACTGGTGAGAAAGATGCAGAAGAAATCGTAGATGGTCTAATTGATCTATGTGTTGTTGCAATCGGTACACTCGATGCATTTGGTATTGATGCTTATAAAGCATGGGATCAAGTTCATCAAGCTAACATGTCTAAAGAAGTCGGAGTTAAAAAAGAAAGGCCCAATCCTCTTGGTTTGCCCGATCTGGTAAAGCCTGAAGGTTGGATTAATCCATCACATAGTGGCAATCATGGTCTCCTTAACAATATTTGATAGCATATACGATAACAATACTTCTAAACGAGTTGATTATAAAGACTTTGATCAGTTCGAACAGATACTGTATAAGCTAGCAAAAGAAAAAACATTTAAGCAAAAGAAAGATGCCCCATTGATCTCTCCTGCGACTTACGTTGAAAACTCCAAAAGAGCAAATGCCAACGTAGTCGCATGGGGAGGCTTTGGCATTGTTGATGTTGATGATTACGTCGGTGATATTGAAGATATTCATAAACAATATGAAGAGTATCGATATGTTTGTTATTCAACAGCAAGCTCTACCAAAGAGAATCCTAAGTTTCGTTTAGTATTCCCTTTGACTAAGTGGGTTGATAGCGAACAAATCAAACATTTCTGGTATGCATTAAATAAAGAGATCGGTGACATTGCTGATGCTCAAACTAAAGATTTATCTCGTATGTATTATATACCAGCAACCTATGAAGGTGCTTATAACTTTATCTTTTCACACGAAGGTAAAGTTATGAATCCAGATGAGTTAATGGAAAAGCATCGTTATATATCTACAAGTGATTCATTCTTTGATCGATTGCCCGAATCAATTCGTAATGGATTAATCGAACATCGTAAACAACAATTAAATAATAAAGACTTTACTTGGACAAGCTATCGTGATTGCCCGTTTGTAAACCAAAGACAAGTCGAAGAGTATAAAAAAATCAGCGGAACAGGTTGGTACTATAAGATGTATCAAATCATGGTGACGGTGGCGGGGAACGCTACAAAACGTGGTTATCCAATCACAGCTCAAGAAATCGCATATATATGTCGTGATCTTGATAATGATACGGGTGGCTGGTATGGTAAGCGTGATCTAACAAAAGAAGCAGATCGCGCTATTGAATATATTTTTAGGAGCAACATATAATGAAAGAAACAACGAAAACGTTTATTGATGGTTTGTGTGTAGGTAGCACATTTATGTACTTAGCTATGGCGATTGCAGATCTGTATGGTTGGATGACAGTCTTCACTGGAATCGGCATGATTGCATTTAGCTATGGCTTTATTATTATTGCAGTGTCGGCTGATGAAGAGCGAAGAATACGTCGTAAGCAACACGATGCTGGAACTCATGATTACTATGGTAATAAGCTAGAAGATGAAAACAAATAAACTAGAAAAGTTATTTGATCGCCTTCGACAAGAAGGGTGGTACTGTGGCTGGGCTCACCTTTGCTGCTCTTCTTGTGCTTGGATAGATGTCCCTGATTATCACGAGTCAGGACCATTTAAAGAGCAATCGGTTGATTTTGATAAGTGTCTGTTCAATCATGAGCAAGATTGCTGTATTGAAGAAGATGAGTTTGATAGTGAAGAAGAGGAAGAAGCATATTATGAAATGCTTGACAACTATGATGGTGAAGGGACTATGCCAACTTATACACCAAATGAACAATTTGAATCTTGTTTCTGTTTTGCTGGAGATAAAAAAGGCGTAAAGAATCTAAAAGCTATTTTACCTATTATTGAAGAAATGGGTTGTACATATCATTGGAATGGTAAAGGCGATACTCGTATTAGTATCGATTGGAGTAATGATGCTGCGCAACAATAAGTATTGGAGACTCTGGGCTAAGTCACTTGGCGAGAAAGTCGGTAGCACTGACAGAGAAGCTGATCAGGTGGCTATGATAAGAAGTATTGTGGTATTGGTAAACTTTATCACATGCTTCTTCATTGTTGCAGGAGTTATTCATCAGTGGTAAAATTTGGCAGAATCTTTCTGTTATCTTTCCTTGCAGCAACAATTGATAATACCGATGATAATTACGGCGTAAGAACGTCCATGAGACGATTTAAAGAATGTAGAGAACTTCAAACAACTAAGGATTAATATAGTATGACAACAATAAGTGAATTGATTGATAGAATTAACAACCATCGATATATCGTAGATGAATGGTTACTTAACGCGTTAGAGCAAGAATATCGTAAAGGTTCTTATAGTAATAAGACCAACGTAGAAGCACTGGCACTTGAGTTTACGTTATATAAAGCAGGTGGATTCAGTAAACCATCTACATGGAGACATGATCTTCAATTATCAGAATCAACATTCATTGATTTAAAGCGTCGTCCAAAGTGGTCAGAGAATATATCTCTTTCTAA